CGATATCTACATACTGCCCATAAAACCCAGATTGAACAAAATAGTCAACCCCGTCCTCGTTAGATCGAGGAACGGGTGAGACTACTGAATCGGGTGTTTTATCCGAATCATCAATTGAGAATCCAAAGAGTTTTGCCATTGTATAACTATTTTTCTTTTATTATAGCACTATTTATCAGTTTTAACTTATGCTTTCTCCTCCAGCATTATCACCGACACCTTTGATTGATTCAAAGTATAGTACTTGTAATTCTACCGTAAACTCCTCTATTGTGTCAACTGTTTCATAAGATAAATCAACCTGACTGATTTGTGTTGGGAAAACATCATAGAATCTGTATGTTCTTAGAGTTGAACCATCACGATCAAGTTGATGAACGTATGCATCTTCTTGATAATCTGCAGGATTATTAGCTCCAGTTGCATCAGATAATCTATTAATTGAATTCATCCACTTTTCAAAAGCAGAACGAATTGAGAAGTCAGTATCGTTAATAACTGTGATAGTCCATGTATCAAACGTTCTATCCCCTGCTATTTTTAAGATTCTTCCTCTAAAGTTGACATCTATTGGAGTGATGTTTGAAGCAGGTAAGGCAGCTGCTTTGACTAAGAATCTTGCCTTATCCTTCACATCATTGTCGATTGCAATCTCTTCTGGGAAAGCAAGTTCGACTTCAAATAGATTCGGTCTTGCACCACCACCGACTAACTTACTTTTAAAGTCAGTTATTCGTCTTAAAGGTGGTCTATTAAATTGGGTTGCCATTTTACTTAATTACCTCTACTTAAACAGAACCGACTACTTCCTCGAATGATACACCTGTTCGTGTAGCAACGAAGGTTAGACCGATGAAGTTAATTGACCTTGCAGGTTTAATGAATATGTCTGCGACAAATTCATTATTATCTATGATTGCAGCAGTGTTATTTGTTTCGTCACAGATAACTCTGAAATCAAAGATTCCTCGTTTTGCCTGTACATCACGAAGGAATGGTTCAACAATGTTCACAAAGTTTGTTCTTGTAATCTCATCGTTGAATTCAAACATTTGATCTCTTGCGGCTGAAGAGATTGCATTTTCAAGGAAGATAAACAATCTACGAACGTTTATTCTATCAAATGCTGATGCTTTTCCAAGTCCTGTCTTATCACCAAAGAGAATTATTCCTCCACCAGGTGAGAAGATGATTGGGTTTATTCTATTAGAATACAATTTATCTCTTTGTGTTTGAGATGGATTGTATGTTAATTTAACTGCGTTAAGTATTGCACCTCTTGCAGTTCCCGCTGGTGAGAACCAAGGGAAGTTGTTGATGTCGTTTCTTGCACATAATCCAGCAATGTCTCCATTCATAGGAACATATCTAAATGTATCTGCAAATCTGTCATACATGTATTTGTAACTTCCATCAAACACTGCGAATGATGATGAAGTAACAGGAGCAAAGAATCCAACAACATTGTCTGTGATTTGTTCATCACTAAAGACTGTGACAGCTCCTGCAGCACCATCACTTAAAAATGCTCCCCTATGTGGAGAAACAAATGCTACTGCATCCTTTCTAATCTCTGCAACAGAGATTATTTTATTTGCTAATGATTGTGTTGTTTCTTTTGTATGATTACCAGAACCCATTAGAATGAAATCTGCTGAGTTTAAATTATCATCCTCAAAGAGTTGATAACCTCCTGCTAATCCAGCTAAGGTTACTTGGAATGCTCCATCTGCATCCTCATCTGTACCACCATCATAATTCTTTCCTCCACCCAATGTTAGGGTGGTTGCACCAGTGGCTCCGAATGAAATTCCTTGTGCATTTTGATCCCAACCATTATCAGTAGCAGTGTTAAATCCTGCTAGTGTAGTTGTGTTTGTAGCAACTATACCATTTGGAGCACTTCCTGCAAATATATTGGTTGAATTATTATAAGTATACTTTCTCCAGTATGAAGGTGAACCTAATGAATACTCACCATCTTTTGCTTTTGAAAGTGATAAGTGCTTCTCTAAGATAGTACCTGCATTACCTGATACTTCACCAGTATCATCAATTACAACTACATGAACTTCATCAAATTTTGAATCACGAGCAGATGAGAAGTTTGATGTACCAGGACGATCTGATATGTTATTCCAATTAATTGTTGAGTTTGTTAATTGAATTGTTTGTGAATCAAACCAATCTGTACTTGAAGTTGGAGTTCCAGTTGTGTAAGATGAGGATTGTCCAGTAGTGTGAATCGCAACAGCAGTATTTCCAAACTTGTAAATACCATTTGGTTGATAAGTTACATCTGTTGAAACACCTGCATTTGTTAATGATTCTAATATCTTAACTGATACTTTAGTACCATCAACTTGTGTGACAATTCCTTTAAAGTAACCAGTCAGTAATGATGTTGTACCTGCACCTGCTACGACAGTGTTTGCTGGAATTGCTTGTGTTATACCATAACCAACTTGTATATTTGTTGGTAATGTACTAAAAGTTAATATTTGATCTGCTAAATCATCAATTATGGCAACTTTTAAATCATTTGCCCATGAACCAGGATTTCTTGCAGCAACAGTTACTCCAGTAATTGTTGAACCATCATACCCTAAGTCATTATAATGTTCTGTACTTTTTATCTTTATGCTTCCTGCAGTTCCCGAAAAAGCATTCTTTAAATCATCATCATCTGCTCGCACAACCCTTAAGGCTCCTCCGTAAGCGAGATATGATGAAGCAACCATCCAATACTCATAATGCTTATCAGCAGAGTATGGTTTTCCAAAATTGTCTAGTAAATCTTGTTCTGTCTCCACCAAAATTGGAAGGTCAACTGCTCCTTTGGCAAATGGTCCAACAAGAGCACCAACTTTGTCCGATGCTGTGTCTACACGACCAACGGTTAAGTCTACTTCTCTAACTACAATTCCAGGAGATGCTAAATTTAGTGGCATCTTTGTTCTCCGAATCTCAGATTATTTCTGAAATTATTTATTAAAATGCCCTTTTTCATGTAGTCTACATGTATTAAAATGCACCATCCCAGAAGGTATCACCCATAGGTTGCATGTTTCTTGATATAAAATATAACCCTACATTACATACAAACCAATTAATATTGATTACCCAAGTTTGTCTCCAAAGATATTTTCTATTTGTTTCTACTATGTAAATATTTCTCTGATTATCAGATTGTTTTACAATTTGTTCCAATATCAATGCAATCACAAATCCAATTGCATATATGTAAAAAGCAAAGTTAAGAAAACTAGAACTGAAAAGTAAAGCTGAAATCATCTATAATCCCACATGTAAGAACGATCACCATACTCATCAGTATGCCATACATCTCCGTCTTTGTCAACGAATTGTGTGTCCTCTAATCCAGTTTCAATAAATCCAAAAGGTGCCATATCCTGTTCAATTTGATTTTTCTGCTCTTCATATATTCTCTTTCGTATATCATTATCGGTCATTTCTTTGAAATATTCTTGCTGTACTAACCATGCAAAGATAACTAAACACATTACAAGGTCATCATTATATCCTTCATCTGCTTCAAAACTTTGTTTGTTTTGTATAAAAGTAGTCAGTTCTGAGACAATGTTGTAATCCTTAACAAGTAACTTGTCATCTTCAATCAGTGTCTTGAGGTTAGAACATCCTTGTGCTTTGACAGTCTTGCTCATTTTTACACCCATCTGAACTTTGGTTCCTGAGAATCCCTGTCCAACTATTTGCCCTGCTCTACCACGCATAGCACACATCAATACATTTTCATATTCTAAATCATAGAATAAACTAGCAGACACTGCTTCTCCTATATCATTTACTTCAGTAAGAACATATGCTTTATTATAATTTGTTGCTACGTTGAATATTATATTAGGGTATACCATAGGTCTGACATCATGATCACGATATTTTGCTACCAGTCTCCATGGTGCATGTGTGATATCAATTACCACAAAGGCAGAGTAATCCTGTGCGAGACCACGAGATACGTCCACACATATAATATAATCATGATCTTTCATTGGTTGTTCATATACATCAAGAGATCCATTAGATGTTACTACATCATCATAAGTTAATGTTCTAAGTTTTGCAGCAGTAATCAATGTATCAACAGATCCTAAGAACTCGCACTCAAATTCCTGCGTG